TCCCTGCCACCGAGCGGGTGATCTTTGCAGAGCAGTACGGTGCGGAAGGTAGCGCCAAGGCTGGTAGCGGTTATGCCGCCGCCTGCAGCGACCTGCGCCGCCAGGTGTTCAGCCCGTTGATCGAGTATTTCCGGCATGCCAGAGAGGCATCCGGCGTGACGGCCGCCGAGATCAACGCGGCAACCGGCACCAAGATGTCTGGTCACTGGTTCGGTTATTCGCAGTGGCAGTTGCCGAGCCAGCAGCAGTACGAGCAGCTGCAGGCGCTGTTTGCGTCGAAGGCCCCCTCTCTCAGCCAGGACTATGCCGAGCTGACTGAAACCTATCAGGGGCTGAGTTCCACCTACACCCGCCTGGTTGCCAGCTATGACCAGCTGAAGGAGGAGTTCGAGCGGTTGCGCCGCCCCTTCTTTGTGACCAAGCACGTTCCTTTTACCGATGTCTGGATGTACCCGTCGGTACCGGCCAGACCGGGCAAGCACCCATGCGAGAAACCGGCTGCGATGATGCGCGACATCATCATGGCCAGCTCTCGCCCCGGTGCGGTTGTCGCCGACTTCTTCATGGGGTCTGGCCAGACCGGCAAGCAGGCTGTGCTGTGCGGCCGTTCTTTTATCGGGGTCGAGCTTGAGACCCCACGTTATGAACAAACGTGTCGGGAGTTTGAAGAGCTGCCCGAGCACTGACCCTGCGGGGTGGGGACTATGAAGATGCCGACCAAAGATCCAGGGCTGCTGGCCCTGATAGCTGGAATGGTTATGAGCCACTGGGAGCAAATTGCATATTTCTTCCTGACGATGCTCATCGCCATTGTCCGGCTCCACAACTCAGGAAACTGGGCAAAAGAGGGGGTATCCGAAGCGCTGCTGTGCGGTTTGCTGTGGTGGCCGTTCTCGGCCCTGCTGATCGCTATTGGCGTTCCTGAAAATATCAGCGGCTCTCTGGCCTGCACTGTCGGGCTGTTCGGTTCTAAGGCTGTGCTGGAGTTTGGCCGGCGATTTATGGCTAACAAGGGGGTTTGAGCATGCTGTTGCGTTGGATTGAGATGGCGAAAAACCATATCGGTGTCGCCGAGGTAAAAGGGGCGACCCACAACCCGGTGATCGTGCAGTTCTGGAAGGATATCCGCCGTGGCGGCATCAAGGACGATGAGACACCCTGGTGCGCAGCGTTCGTGGGCGCCATGCTGGAGCGTTGTGGCATCCAGTCATCCCGCTTTGAGTCGGCCAAGTCCTACCTGAGCTGGGGTGAGCCGCTGGATCGGCCGGCATATGGCTGTGTGGTGGTGTTCTCCCGGGACGGCGGCGGCCATGTCGGCTTTGTCGTTGGCAAGGACAAGGCGGGCAACCTGCTGGTGCTCGGTGGCAACCAGGGCGACGCGGTGAACGTGAAGGCATTCCCCCTCAGCCGGGTTACTGGTTATCGCTGGCCAGAAGGCGAGCCTGTGCCAGCCGGTGAGTTGCCGGTGGGTGACTCGGTGGCCATGTCGAGGAACGAGGCATGAAGACGCTCGCGGCTATTGGTGGTTTCCTCACTGGCCATACGATGTGGCTCGTCCTAGCCGTAGGCCTGCTTGCTGGTGCTGCGATTGGCTGGTCGGCCACCGACATGATCTGGACGACCAAGTATTCGATCGCACAGAAGGAGTGGTCAGAACAACAGGCCGCCCAGGATCGCGCGAACCTCTCTCACGCTGAACAGACAGTGGCGTGGGAGCGACGCTCCGCCGAGCTGGCAGCGGCGGCCGACAGTGCTTATCAAAAGGGAATTGAAGATGGCAAAAAGAGCCTTGATGCTGATGTTGCTGCTATCCATGACGGCAGCAAGCGGGTGCGCGACAAGTTCCGCTGCCCTGCCCCAGCCAAACGACCCGACCCTATGCCCGCGCCCGGCCCCGCCCCCGGCGGCGGTGATGAAGCCGCGCAAGGCGGACTTCAGCCAGCGGATGCAGAGTTTCTTGTTCGATTCGGACACGAAGCCAACGACGTCGTCAGGCAGCTGACGGCCTGCCAGGACTACATCACCCAGCAGCAGAGGCCAGTCTCGCCGTGAACATGACCCAGAAAGTTTTAACCAAGATATTCGAGTCCCTGCTGAATACAGCAGCCCAAGCACCTACAGACGACATCGTGAACCGGGATGGGATCAGTCTGATGAAGCAGGGATTCGAACTCATTATGCAGGCCCATCGTGAAGGTGGGGCCACTGGCCCCACTAGCCCGCTGCTTGCAGATGCCCGTCAGCTCTTGGCTGACATTGAGGCCACCCAGGTGCGGGGCGCCCCTCCGATCAGTCTGACCACCATCAGTGAGCAGCTGGCCCGCATCGAGGGCCTGCTGACTCCAGTCCATGCGATGGTTGTTCAAGAGGTAAGACTGGATATTTCTCCAGACGATGAGGCGCGGATTCTATCCGCCATGCGTGAGTCAAAAGAATGGCCCGGCGCACGTCTTCATATCCACCGATAGCCGGTGGGGCCAGCGGCCCCACCAAAGGAGCTCGAATTGCTTGGATTCATGACAGAGCAGAAGGCGAAGGAGCTCGGGTTCACTCATCACGGAAGCTATTTCGGCGTCCCGGTCTACATCGGCGATCCGTATGGCCAGTGCATGGTGACCACGAAGCACCCCATCCTTGACCCGCTCTTTGATCTCATGGGGGTACTGGAGGGGATCTTCCGCCCGCTTGTCCACCCAGAGAACCCCGCCGTCTTCCAGTTCAAACTGAAAGGCAGCATCAAGTAATCGGAGTGGGGCCACTGGCCCCACCCGCAATAACTTTCACCCTTGCCCTCTGTACCAGCAGCTTCGGCTGCGTGTGCTGGGGAGATCAGTGGGCAAGGCTGAGAGAGCATCAGACTGTTGACCCATTCCTCTCCGTGGGGGAATGGGTCCTTTTTTGGACCCTTTTACACTGCGGGGCGTTAGACCCGCATGAAATCACTCGTTTTATAAAATTTTCGTTTTTGGCATTTCCGGTTCCGGTTGGGGTTTTTCATGGCAACACAAGGTGAGATCGCCCGGCATCTGGATCTGTCGGAGCGGCAGATAAACAACCTGCAAAAACTGGCAGGATTCCCCGTGCCACAAGGGCGCGGGCAGTATGACCTCGATGCATGCCGTCACTGGTACATCCGATACCTGCGAACAGCAAAGCCTGGTAGCGGCGAACCGGAAATGGCAGGGGGTGAATCGGAAAAGGTGCTGGAGCGGCAGAAGGCCGAGCTGGCGAACGAATATCGTCGTGAGCAGATTGAAAACCTAAAGCTGAAGCGGAAGGTGCTGGCCAAGCAGTATGCCCCTATAACCGTCCTCTCCGATGTCCTTGAGACATGGTGCTCCGGCGCGAGAACCCGAGTCGACTCCTGGCTTCCTCGGATAAAAATGGTATGGCCTGACGTACCGCATCACGTCATCAAGCTGTTCCGCGACGAGATCGCCGAGATGATGAATGAGTTAGCCGATGTTGGAATCGATCCCGAAGATTACTGCGACAGCGATATCGAGAGCGGTTTCGCGAGCGACCCTGACATTGAGGATGAGGAAGCTCCTGACCGGGGTTAAGTGGGCGAATCAGCACTTCAGGCTGCCAGAAGGGTCTAGTCAGATTGCTGGTCAGTGGACGACCCAGCCTGTCCAAGTCGTGATGCTGAACTTGATGACGAACGACCGTTGTCGCGAGTTCGGCATTCAGAAATCAGCTCGCCTTGGCTACACCAAGGTGCTTGTCGCCTCGGTGCTCTACATGGCCGAGCATAAGAAACGCTCCAGTGTTGTATTCCAGCCAATCGACGATGAGGCTGACGGCTTTGTCGTTGATGAGGTCGATCCGGTCATCGCCGAGATGAAAGTCATCAAGGCGATCTTCCCTGAATGGGAAAAGAAGAACGAAAAGAACAATCTAAAAAAGAAGGTGATGAAGGGTGTCATCATCGACTTTCGAGGCGGTGATGCCGCTGGCCGGTATCGCCGACTGACAAAACAATGTGCCTTTATCGATGAGGCCGACGCGCTCCCGCGAGAAGTAGGGAAAGGAAAGAAAGGTGAGGGCAACCCCCTTGGCCTGGCTAAAAAGCGGTTGAAGGGAGCGGCCTATCCAAAATTTGTTGTTGGCACCACCCCGACGGTAAAGGGGCTGTCTCATATCGAGAATTTCCTTTCCTCAGCAGAGATTGTCATCCGGTTTTACCTCCCATGCCCGCACTGCGAACATGAGCAGGTATTGGTCTGGGGAGGCCGTGATGCCCAGTTCGGGCTGACGTGGAACGACACCAAAACCACCCGAGAAGGAAAGGCAAACTCGGCTCACTACGTGTGCGAGGGTTGCCATAAGCACTTCCATTACGCTGACCTCTATGAAATGGAGATCGCAGGCCGCTGGATCGGTGAGGATGGCACATGGACGCGAACCGGAGAGGATGACGACTGGTATACGGCGGATGGGGAGCGCATTCCCTGCCCAGCGTCAGTCGGCATGCACGTCTGGGCTGCCTATTCGCTGAACCTTGATGGTTGGGGCGAGCTAGTGATGGACTGGCTCAAGGCAGAAGGCCAGCCACTTGATGAAAAAACCTTCATCAACACCACGCTGGGTGAGCTCTACGAGGAAGAGCTCGGCGAACCGACCGAGCATTCGATCCTGCTGGAACGGAGGGAGAGGTACGCCGCCGAGGTGCCGGATGAGGTGGTTTACATCACGGCAGGAATCGATAGCCAGCGCGACCGCTACGAGATCCGTATGTGGGGCTGGACGGCTGATGAGCAGGCGTACCTGATCGACAAGATCGTCGTGATGGGCAAGTACGACGACCCAGACACACTTCAGCGCACTGAGAAGGCGTTGAAAGTGACCTACCGCAAGGCGGACGGAACCCAGATGACATGGCAGCGGGGCTGTTGGGATACCGGTGGTATCGACCAGACCTACGTCAACAACATGTCGAAGCGGTTCGGGATCTTCAAGCTGATCCCCATCAAGGGTGCCAACGTCTACGGCAAGCCGATCGCCAACTTCCCATCCCAGAAGAACCGGGCCGGTGTCTACCACACAGAAGTGGGGTCAGACACGGCCAAAGAGCTGCTTTACAGCCGCTACCACGTCGAACTAGGCAAGCCTGGCAGCGTCCACCTCCCCCTCGGCCCGATGCCAAGCGGCGAGATGTGCGATGAGGCCGAGTGCCACCAGCTGACTGCCGAAGTGAAGGTGCTGGAGATAGTGGCAGGCAAGACGGTCGTGCGCTGGCGAGCCAAGGGGCGAAACGAGGGCACTGACTGTTTTGCCTATGCACTGGCTGCACTTCGTATCAGCCAAGTCCGTTGGGGCTTGAAGTTGCCGACACTGGCGGCCAATGCGAACGACCAAGAAAAAACAGCCCCAGCCAAGAAGCGAACATTGGCTGAACTGGGGCAGCAACTGAATGGATAGTGGGGCCAGTGGCCCCACTTAGTTTTTGGGGATCCCGATGACAGATGAAGAGCGCCTTGAACAGGCGAAAGAAGCCCGGCACCAGCTGATGATGGGCAAGAGTGCCGTACAAGTCGGACATGGCCAGCGTCAGGTCACCTTCTCTCAGCGCAGCCTGGCTGATCTTGAAAAGTACATCCAAAAGCTTGAGGTGCAGTGCGGCAAGAGCCAACGCCGCGGTCCCGGGAGAACAGTATTATGAGCAAAATCCTCTCGGCCGATGGAGTCACCCCGCTGCGTCAGCAGTCGGTCTACACGGCGGGGGGGCGCGGGTTCGGTGGCCAGATGGCGGACTGGAACCCTCGCAGCAGGGGGCAAGATGCAGCCCTGCTGCCGGTGCTCAGCAAGGCAAACGCCCGCGCTGATGACCTTGTTCGCAACCATGCGACGGCCAGCAACGCCATCCAGATCCACCAGGATCAGATAGTCGGACACTTGTTCCGGCTGAGTTACAAGCCTATGTGGCGCCGCCTCGGGATCTCCGAGGAGGATTGCCGGGCATTTGCCCGCGATGTGCAGGATGCCTGGTTTGAATATGCGGAAGACCCGCACGGCTGCATTGACGTTGAGGGGCATCGCACCTTTACCGAAATGATCCGGGAGGCGGTCGCCGTTCACGCTGGTCAGGGCGAGGCTATGGTGCAGCCCGCATGGCGGGAAGAACGCGGGCATCACCTGTTCCGCACTCAGTTCGCCATGGTCTCGCCGCGCAGTGTCAGCAACCCGAAGAAAGTGCGCGACACCGACAACCTGCGTAGCGGGGTGGCGGTAGACCGCAACGGTCGCGCTCTAGGCTGCTGGGTAGAGGAAGCAACTTACCCCAGCGGCAAGTCAGAGTGGCGATTTATCCCCCGAGAACTGGCCAACGGCCGCCTCTCATTCATCCATATCTTCGAGAAGAAGGATGCTCGCCAGACGCGCGGCGCGAACCTGTTTATGACGACGCTCGAGCGGATGAAGATGCTCGACTCCCTGCAACACACCTGGCTGCAGAACGCAGTGGTGGGTGCCATGTACGCGGCGACTATCGAGAGCGAGCTGGGCACTGACAAGGCGATGGAGTTCATCGCCGGGGCGGGAGATAAGGGCACCGAGCCGAGCGCGATGGAGCAGTGGATCAGCGAGTATGCGGGGTATTACTCCGGCTCCCAGGTGAAGATGAACGGAGTGAAGATCCCGCACCTCTTCCCCGGCGACAAGCTGAACCTGCAGCGGCCTGGCAATGCCGACAACGGCATGAGCCAGCTGGAAGAGTCAATCCTGCGCTATGTCGCGGCGGGGACGAACACCGAGTATTCAGCCCTCAGCCGGGACTACAGCAAAGGGGCATACAGCGCCTTGCGGGCCAGCTCGAACGACAACTGGCGCTACGTGATGGGCCGTCGCAAGTTCATTGCTGGCAAGGCCGCCAGCATGATGTTCGGCTGCTGGCTGGAAGAGGCGATAGTTCGCAAGGTGATCACCTTGCCCCGCTCGGCCCGTCTGAACTTCTACGAGGCGCGTCATGCCTGGTGCTACTCGGAATGGATCGGCATGGGCCGCATGGCCATCGACGGTTTGAAAGAGGCCAAAGAGGCTGTCCTGCTCATCGAGTCGGGCTTGTCCACGTATGAGCGCGAGCTGGCCAAGCTGGGTGAGGACTACGAAGAGGTGTTCGCCCAGCAGTACCGGGAGGCTCAGGAGCGGCAAGAGAAGGGGCTCCCCCCTCCATCGTGGGTAAAAGCCCAGCAACTGGCACCCGACGAGCAGCAACAGGGTAACGCAAATGAAACATAACCTGCCGGGCATCATGTCCCGGCTTTTTAATACCCCGTTGATGATCCGGCCTACCGAGGCCCAGATCATCATCACGGCGGTATCCGAGCAGATGGGGGTCGGCAGCTTGCTTGATGCCTCCTCGGGCAAAGTGATCGACCTGAGTGGACAGGTCGAGCAGAACGCGGCGAGCTTCTCTGAACGTGGCGAGAGAAGCCGCAGCTATGCCCTGGTTGATGGAATCGCAGTGCTGCCGATCTCCGGCACTCTGGCGCACAAATGGGGCGGCTTGCAGCCCTCCTGTGGCGCTACAGGATACGACGGCATTCAGGGGCGCCTGAGTCAGGCACTGAAAGACCCCGAGGTACGCGGGATCATGCTGGATGTGGACACCCCGGGCGGTGAAGTGGCCGGTGCGTTTGACTGCACTGACCTCATCGCCAGAGCGAACAAGATTAAGCCGGTCTGGTCACTCT